CACAAAAAGAAGCTCAAAAATTAGATCAACAACAAGACCAATTTGAAGAAAGATTAGATTTTGATGAAGAGAAACTTGCTGCACAATTAGCGGTTCAACAACAAAGAAGATCTCAATAATGGTTCAAAGATATTATAAAGCTGCAAAAACGATTTATGATCTTGGTAAAAAATATTTACCTAATGCTACGAAAGCAGAACAAGAAGCTTTTAAAGCTAAAGTATCTGATCTTCAAGTAGATATGTCTCACGAATCTGCTGTAAGTTTAGCTTTAAAAGAAGCAAGAGATATTAAAAAGAAAAGTATGGGTGGTTTATCTGGAGGAGTAAAATCTGGTCCCCCACCTAAGAAAGGTCCAGCTCCACAAGGATTAAAAAATGGTGGATGCCCATATAGAGAATCAAACAACAAAAACAAATACCCAGGACACAATGGAATACAAATCAAAGGATTCAAGTTTACAGGGGTTCGATAGTTTAACTCGTAAAGAAAAAATTATTTTTTTAGCAGGTGTCTTTGATGGAGAAGGTACCTTTGGTTGTTATTTAGGTGGTCATTCTATTTATAAGAAAAAATATTTTATGGCTAGTGTGGAAGCTACCGATTTTGATTTAGTTACTAGGTTTGAACAAGTATTTCCTGTAGGTAGTGTACGTCCTAGAAAAATTAAACAAAAAGACTACCATAAACAAGCCTATATTTGGAAAATTAATGGGAAGAAAGCTTGGCCAGTCATAGAAGAGATGATACCATATATGTGTAAAAGAAGAAGAGATAAATTTTATGATTTGGTTCAATCTTATAGGAACAGCTCTAAAAGCAGGAGCAGAAATATACAAAAACAAAAAGGCATCAGAAATAGCGATGTCAGAAGCTCAACTACTTCATGCAGAGAAGATGAAGCGAGGAGAGATAGAGTTTAACGGTCAAATAGTACATAATCAAAAAGGGGATTGGAAGGACGAATTCATACTTTTGACATTGTCGAGCCCTCTTTTTTTATTAGCGTATTCTGTATTTGCAGAAGATGAAAAAATTGGTCAAAAATTAGACTTGTATTTTGAGAAATTACAGGCTATGCCTTGGTGGATAACTGGACTTTGGATTTCAGTCGTGGCTGCAGTATACGGAATCAAAGCTACCGATATTATCAATACTAAAAAAACAAAGTAGACTAGAATTATTCTAGATAAATGTTATATATCAATCATGGCGATTGATTACGATAGTTTTAAATACATTAAAAACAAAATTACCAAAGAGGTAAATCACCTCAAGGATCATATTGTAGCTAGTGTAGACACTGCGGATCAATTAATGTATATTAGAGGCAAAATACAAGGCCTAGAAACCTTGCTACAGGATCTGACTGACCTGCAGAAAAAAATGGAGTTATACGATGACGACACAGACGACAAATCTGGAGGTCCCAAAACATAAAGAGGGACTTTTAGATGCTTATTCACAAAAAGAAGAAAAACGTCTTACAGCAGATAAAGTAAAAGACGATAAATCATTACTAGATAGACTACCTAAACCAACTGGTTACAGAATGTTGGTCTTACCTCATGCTGGGGCTAGAAAAACTAAAGGTGGTATTCTTTTATCCGATACAACATTAGAAACAATACAGATGACAACTGTATGTGCGTACGTGTTGAAACAAGGAGATCTTTGTTACAAAGATAAAGAGAAATTTCCTAATGGTCCATGGTGTAAACCAGGAGATTGGGTAATCTTCGGCAGATATGCTGGAGCAAGATTCAAAATAGAAGGCGGAGAAGTTCGAATACTAAATGATGATGAAATCATTGCAGTAGTCGATGATCCAAATGATATTTTGCAAACATACTAAGGAGGATGTATGCTAGAAAACGTAAATAAAAATCCTGATGTTGAACTTGATATAGATGATGCTCAGGAAGCTAACATTCAACTTGAAGAAAAAAAGGAAGAGGAATCAAAAAAGCCTAATTTAAATTTAGGTGAAGTTGATTTAGGTTATCAAACTTATGACAAAAATGATAAGGATGAAAAACCAGAAATTTCTATTGAGGAAGATACTCAAGAAGAAAAAGTAGAATCAAAACCAAAAGAAGACTTAGCAGCTTACAGTGAGGGTGTTCAAAAAAGAATTGACAAACTTACGAAAAGAATGCGTGAAGCAGAAAGAAGAGAAGAAGCAGCTCTTCAGTATGCGGAAGGTCTAAAAAAGAAATATTCTGATGTTAAATCTAAATACGATGAGATTGATGAAAATTACATCAAACAATTCGATGCTAGAATTGATTCAGAAAGAGATACTGTTAAAGCAAAGCTTAAACAGGCTATCGAAATGCAAGATTCAGAGGCGATTATTTCTGCCAATGAAGAACTTGCAAGGTTAACTGTTGAAAAAGAAAGAGCAAAACTAACTATTGCAGATAGAGAAAAAAGAAAAAAATCAGCTGTAGTAGAAACAGAAACAGCTCCAGAAACAGCAGTAAATACTCAAGAAAGACAGCCTACTCCTAGTAGAAAAGCTAGAGAATGGGCTCAAAATAATACTTGGTTTGGACAAGACCAGTATATGACTAATACGGCATTTCAAATTCATGAAAATCTAGTGGGTGAAGGATTTGACGTAGATAGCGATGAGTATTATAATGAGATTGATAAGCAAATAAGAGAGGTTTACCCTCATCGATTTGCTGAATCAAAAGACGACTCTGAGGAGCAACCAAGAAAACCCGTCCAGACGGTTGCAACTGCAAGTAGAGGTAAATCTGGACGCAGATCTGTGAAACTCACCAAGTCACAGGTTGCTATTGCGAAAAAATTAGGGGTGCCACTAGAAGAATACGCAAAATACGTGAAGGAGGTACAATAGTATGAGCGATATAAAAAGAACTTCACGCAGTTCGGAGACAAGAGCTAAAGTTGATAAAAGAAAGCAACCTTGGACTCCACCATCTAACTTAGATGCACCGCCTGCACCAGCTGGTTATAAACACAGATGGTTAAGGGCAGAAGCTGGAGGTTTTGAGGACACAGGAAATATGTCTAAGAAACTTAGAGAAGGCTACGAACTTGTTAGGGCAGAAGAACTGCAAGAACAAATAGGAGCCCATGACTATCCAGTTATTGCCGATGGAAAACATGCGGGGCTGATAGGAGTAGGAGGCCTTGTGCTGGCAAGGATACCAGAGGAAATAGTTGAGTCACGCCAAGAGTACTTCTCAGGAAGAACTCGAGATCAACAACAAGCCGTGGACAACGATTTGATGAAGGAACAGCGACCAGAGATGCCTATCAATATTGATAGACAATCTCGTGTAACTTTTGGTGGTAGTAAGAAATAAATTTTTCGTAATACCAACCAATGAACATTAATATAAAAAAGGAGAAAAAACATGGCTAATAAAGTTGAGCTATATGGTCTAAGACCAGTGAGACAACTGAATGGTTCTCCGTTTATTAATGCTCAAAACAGATACAGAATAGCTGCTGACTATGGCACTAGCATTTACCAAGGAGATTTAGTTGAACCAACTACTTCTGGTACAATTGCTAAACATGCAGGCAACACTTCTGGTCAGGTCGTGGGTGTTTTTAACGGATGTTTCTATACAGATCCTACTACAAAGAAGCCGACTTTCAAAAACTATTATCCAGCGTCAACTAACGCTAGCGACATTGTTGCTTACGTTATCGATGCTCCAGATACAGTATTTGAAGTAAATTCGGACGAATCTTTTGTAGTGGCTGATTTGTTTGCAAACTATTCAGTTACAAATACAACAGGAAGTACTGAAACAGGAATTTCTTACGGACAATTAGACGTAGAAAATTCTGGTACAGCTGGTACTTTTGTTGTTCAGGCAATTGATATTACTCAAAACCCTGATAACAATGATCTAACTACTTCGAATGTAGGTGTACTTGTTAGAATTAACAATCACTTCTACAGACAAAGTGGTACAGGTAAATAAGGAGATATAAACTATGGCGATTAGTAGATCACAACTCGTAAAAGAGTTAGAACCAGGTTTAAATGCCCTATTTGGCCTGGAGTATGCAAGATACGAAAACGAGCATGCTGAAATCTTTATGCAAGAATCATCTGACAGAGCTTTCGAAGAGGAAGTAATGTTAACTGGATTCGGTAGTGCTTCTGTGAAGCAGGAAGGTGCAGGAGTTGTTTATGACAACGCAACTGAGTCTTTCACTTCAAGATACACTCACGAAACAGTAGCATTAGCTTTTGCTATTACTGAGGAAGCAATTGAAGATAACTTGTATGACAGATTAGCGTCTCGTTACACAAGAGCGTTAGCTAGATCAATGGCTAACACTAAACAAGTTAAAGCAGCAGCTATATTGAACAATGCGTTCGATACAGGCGGAAGCTACAATGGAGGTGACGGTAAAGCACTTTGTACTACTGACCACCCATTAGCAACTGGTGGAAGCTTCAGAAATGAACTTTCTACTGCAGCTGACCTTAACGAAACATCTTTAGAGCAATCATTAATTGATATCGCTTCTTTCGTTGATGAAAGAGGGTTAAAAATTGCTATTCAAGGTAGAAAGTTGATAATTCCAAAAGAATTACAATTTACTGCTGAGAGAGTATTAAAAACTCCTCTATCGACTACTTTAACAAGTGGTAACTTCGCTAAGAACGACATCAACGCAATGATGAATATGGGAATGATCCCAGAAGGCTACAGAGTCAATCATTTCTTGACTGACACAGATGCTTTCTTCATCTTGACTGATGCTCCTAACGGTTTGAAGAGCTTTGTAAGAAGCCCTATCAAAACGGCTATCGAAGGTGATTTCGATACTGGTAACGTTAGATTCAAAGCTAGAGAAAGATACAGCTTCGGTTGGTCTGACCCTAGAGGAATCTTCGGCTCACCAGGAGCGTAATAAGATACAACGAGTGGGGCGTACTTTACGCCCCACTTTTTTTGGTATACAATAAGTTTTAGGAGTTATTTTTTATGGCAAGTAAAGGCGATGTAAAAGCGGTACAAATTACAGGAGCAGGTTCTGTGTTCGGTGGCCGTACAAGATTAAGAGGAATTATTTTAACTAATATAACAACAACCACTACTACTGGTTCTATTGTATTACAAGATGAGAATGGTACTCAGTTCACTACTGAAGTTTTACCAGCAGATGTTCTAACATTAAATATCCCAGAAGACGGAATTTTGTTTAAAGGTTTTATGACTTGTAACGCAATTACAAGTGCAAAAGCTACTGTCTTAATCGATAAATAGTAGGAGATTACATGGAAGATAATGTAATGGATTATCAAGAATCTGTTATGCAGTTAGTCAATTCCATGAGCAAAGGAGGCATGCCTCCTCGAAATAAAAAGAATTTTAGACCTACCAAATCTGGTGCAGGTATGACACAAGCAGGTGTTATGGCATATCGAAGAAAAAATCCAGGTTCAAAATTAAAAACCGCAGTAACTGGAAAAGTTAAACCAGGATCTAAAGATGCGAAAAGAAGAAAATCTTTTTGTGCAAGATCAGCGGGACAAATGAAACAATTTCCAAAAGCAGCAGCAGATCCAAATTCTAGACTAAGACAAGCTAGAAGACGTTGGAAGTGCAGATAGCGTAATCATGGCTGGGCTATTAGTTCATAAACATTTAATAGTCCGTGCAGAGGCTAACAAACCACACCAAGATGAACAATTAAGTGTTAATTGGTTATATGAATTTATTAAATTCGTAAACATGAAACCTATGGTTGGTCCTTTTTCTAAATATTTAGATATTCCAGGTAATCGAGGTTTAACAACAGCAGCTATTATTGAAACATCTCATTGTGTACTACATATATGGGATGAGCCAGATCCAGCTTTATTACAATTTGATTTATATTCTTGTGGAGAATTTGATCCATTAGAAGTTTGTGAAAAAATTAAAAAAGACTTTGATTGCACTAAAATAGAATATAAATTTATAGATAGAGAAAACAATTTAACCTTATTAGAAAGAACTCCTATTAAAAAAGAGCATAATCATTGTGTTATAAATGATGATGCTTGTTGGGCTTGAAGTAATTGCATAGCTGATATATCATTTATGCATGATAGAACGTTTAAAAGATTTAATAGCTAAAAATTATAAAGAGGCTCAAAAAGCATCTAAAGATAAGCTATTATTTAATAGTCGAAATGAAGTAAATATTAATGGTAATGGAACTTCTGGCTATAAAATTAAATACGGTCCAAATAAAGATAAAATTGTTGGACATATTACTTGCAAATCTAAAGTAATCTAAGTCTTGAAATAATCATAACCTATATTATATAATTACTGTAGGTGCACAATAATGTGGCCTATTAAACTTTGCTTATAACAAGGAGGTTAATATGACAGGTTTAGAATTAATTAACTCGTTCCAAAAAGATCTTTGGGACAAATCCAACAAAGTATTCGGAGATAGTTTTGATAGTATTTTTAATAATCTATCTACTCAATCTTTTCCTTTTTACAATGTGGTAAAATATGGAAAAGGTGAATACGGTATTGAATTAGGATTAGCAGGATTCAATAAGAAAAATGTTAAAGTTCAATACAAAGATGGTGTATTAACTGTTTCTGGTCAAGTTGATGACAAAGAAAAAGAATACATTGAAAAAGGATTAGCTTTCAGAAAATTCTTTAAACAATTCGAATTAAGAAACGATGTTGTTGTAGATGATGCTGAAATGCAAGATGGTGTTTTGACAATCAAATTAGGTGTCGAAGAACCAAAAGAAATTGAAGTTAAGGACATTAAAGTAAAATAAATGTGGCCTTATACTGAAAAAGAGTGGGATTTTATATCCTAAATTGAAACATACGGTGAGGTGTGATAACCTTGCCGTATGGCCTACCTTAATGTTAATATACCCCCTATATACTGTAAAATAAGGAAAGAATATCTTTATGACTTTAAAAAGCATCATGGAGAAAGTGAAGACTGTGTTATTATCGGTATGGCAAGCATTGTTGGGCGTGCCTGTTTATTTCACGTCTTACTCCCGAACGGTGCGATCTATTATAGGTTGCCTATCTCAGCTTTTTTCCAAAAACATTTACAAAGAGCCGAAGTGCCCGATATGTCGCTTGACTCCTTACAATTGTGGAATTGCTTTAGTTATTATCCTAGTGTTACTAGGTTTGATTTTTTAGCCGCAGGTTGTAGCGGTAAATTTTTAGGAAAGGATAAAAAGTTTTATCATGGTCAGTATTTATTTACTCTTGACTGGGCAGCTCCAGAATCTAATGAATTGGATACAGGTCATTCTGAAATACCTCAAGAACATAAGTGTGGACATGTTTTGGCTCTTGATAACGGTAATTATGCAATTCAGCCTAATAATCGCATTCTTTGGCATGTACCTAGTTATACTACTGATAACACTTGGCCAGACTATAAAGTCCAAACTACGATTTGGGATGTAGAAAAAGAAAGTTGGGTTACTGAAGATTCTGACAAAATGTTTTATAATATCGAAAATAAAGAAAAATGAAAATAAACGAAAATACAAATATAGCATTACCAATAAGAAACCTAGTAGCTATTGTAGGTGCAGTAGCACTTGGGGTATGGGCTTATTTTGGTGTGATTGAAAGACTGAATAATCTTGAAACCAAAAATAAACTATTTGAACAAGATTTATTAGAAGCATCTAAACAAAAACCGATTGATCAAGAACAATTTATGTTGATTGAATATTTAACAAAACAAGTAGAAAAACACGCTAAATTATTAGAGGAAAATATACATACGGGAGTCATGTTAAAACAATTTGATAAAGAAATTGAAAGATTAAAAAAAGATGTAGAGCGTTTAAAAGACGCTACACGAGACATTAAGTTTGCAAATGGAAATGGTAAACATTAATGATCGAAATGGTCGTAGCTTTGTGTTTATTTTTGAATGATAAGATGATAGAACATTCGCACAAAAAATCGCTATCGGAGTGTCTAGAAACGAAAAGAAAAATAGAACGAAACAACGATAGTGGTAATTCACATGTTCAATGTTCTGTAGTCAAAGCAAAAGTATATGTGGATCAACATGGAATTAAACGAATAGAAAAGATTGAGGAACATTAATGAAAAAATACTGTAAAACATGCGGACATCGTTGTCATTGTATAGGACAAGGTTATTTTGTTAGCGAAACTTTCTGTAGTTCTTGTAGTTGTAATGAATGCACGTGTGTAGATAAACCACTTATTTTAACAAAACCTATTAAATCTAAAAAATTTACAATGTGTATTGTTGCTATTTTAATTAGTCTTATCTTAGGAATTGGTTTACTTAGTTGCACAAAAGAACAATACCCCAATAAAATGGATAGTATTGCTAAAGCTTTATCTAAAATAAAACAATGAG